GTGTTCGTGGGCCCGGGGTTGGAAAGTTTTCCGACGCACGAGTGCGCGGCGAACATGCGGACCACGAGTTCGATGGTGTGGATGTCCTGGTCCCATCCTTCGATGGCCCGGGGTCGGACCGCGACCTGTGCCCCGCACACCGGGCAACTGATCCGCCAGGGGTACACCGGACCTGCGCCGTTCCCTGCTGTTCCGTCCTCTATAGAGGGTGGACCGGGAACAGGGGACGGGAACAGGTTGTGCCCGTCTTCACTGGACTTCATCGAAGGCTCCCTTTCGTTTCTTGATGATGGCCGCGAGGGTGGTGTCTCGGACCTTGATCCCGGCCGCGTTGAGGGCTTGCCGGGCGAGGTCGCGTCCTGCGGACAGGGGTAGTCCGGCCTGGTCGAGGCAGTCCAGGATGGCCCGCTCCCTGATCTGCGTCGATGACCGAGTGTCGACGTGATGCCCGAGCGGGTCCTGCTCGCGACGTAGGACGAGTGACTGTTCGGGGACGTACATGCGCTGGGCTTCGAGGTCGAGCCGGTAGGACTGGTCTCGGACGACTTCGCTCATGCGCCAGACCAGGTCGACGTCGCCCTGTTTCGCGGATCCACCGCGCTGGCCGCGTCCTTCGTCCTTTCCTGAATGGTCGAGTCGCAATAGCGCTACGCCTTTCCTTTTCAGCATTAGGCCTGTTTGCCGGTATAGGTCTAGCCATGTGTCGTTGGAATTCTCTTCTCCTTTGACGGCCCGGCCGATGGTGTCGATCACGACCAGGCCGGCGTTGGTTTCGTCGATCATGCGTGCCACGTGGGCCGCGCCTTCGGGGGTGTCGAGCGGTGGCAGGGTTGGGTAGGTGGCGTACGAGACGTTGTCGAACGCGTCGGGGCCGTGGCCCATGTTGATGAGGCGTTCGCGGACGTCGTGGATGGGGTCGTTTTCGAAGTCGAGGTAGAGCACGTGCGTTTTCTCGGTCCTGGCCCCGAGGGTGTCCAGGCCTTGGGAGATGGCTACGACGAGTTGTAGGGCCAGGAGACTCTTGCCGACCTTGGGGGCGCTGTAGAGCACGGTCTGCCGCCCGGGGGCTATTAGGGGCTCGCAGAGCCATTCCTGGGGGGCTTCGACGTCCCAGAGGGCCCTGAGGTCCATGTACGCGCTCTGGGCCGCCTGGGGCCCGTTCAGGGCCGGGTACGCGCCCGGTGTGGCCCGCGACTCGGGGGTGCGTGCTCGGTGGGCTCCTTTCGCGAATCCGGATCGGATGGTGGACTCGATTTCGCGCGCTGTCAGACCTGCTTGGTATGCGGCGTCGATGAGCGCGACCTTGACGGTGTCGTGCGGGATCTGCCCGCCTTGGACGAGCTGGATGAGGTTGTACGCGGCACGGTTGAGTGTGTCGTTCCGCGTCCCCTCGGGGGCGCGTGCCACACCTTCGCATTCGTTGCGGAGTGCGGTGGCCGCGTACGGGGTGGGCTCCCAACCCGACGGGGCGGGTGTCGGGTTGGGAGCCGGCTCGGGGTGTTCGGTGAACTGGGCGAGGAAGCTCATCCGTTGAGGTCCAGGACAGGCCTGTAGGACAGTTGTTCGAGCCATCCGCGCATGCGGACGATGTTCTGTTCAGGCGCCCAGCGAAGAAATGTCCCGTCGGCCGAGTCGCAGCCCATTTCGGCAGCTCGCCGGAGCCGCTTCAAGCTGTTGACTCTGCCCATGTGGACCCACTTGCCACGGTCTTTGGCTTGGTAGGCGAGCGCGCATGCGTGCCGGGACAGTTTCCATTCCGTGTCCCCGCCGATGAACACGGCATCGATGTCGTCCCAGGGGACGGGCAGGTGTTCTTGCCCGTTTTGGAGGGCGAACGCGATCCTGAACCCGGCCGCGCTTATGAGCGTGAAGTACGGGCGTGATCGTTCGATGGTGGCTTGTGCGTCACCAACTACATCGGGCGCGACGGCGAACAGGGCGTGGCGCGCGTCTACTGTCATCAGCCATTTGCGCCACCGTTCGGGGTCGAACTTGTCTCCTAGCGTGTAACAACCGTTATCGGCGGCCCAGTGTGCCCCGGGGACGTGTTGCTTCTCTGCGTACGCCTTGGGGGTCCACATGAGCCCTAGGTCGTGGGTGGGCAGGAGCGCGCGGAGTTCGGGGGTTGATACCCCGGATAGGTAGATCATCGGCGTGTGCGGCGGCAGGCGATGACGAGCGCGACGGGCAGGAGCGTGGCATACAGGAGTTTGCCGACGAGCTGCCCGGCGATGCCGTGTGTGGTGATCGGGAAGCCGGCGAGGTGGAGGAAGACGAATGTGTCGATGACCGCACCTACGGTGTTGGACGCGACCACGGCCCGCGCCCACCCTTTGGCGCGCAGGGGCGTGTACACGGCCATGTCCGCGAGTTCGGCGATGAGGAACGCGACCGCTGATGCGTACGCGAGTGACGGGCTGATCAGGTAGGTGAGTGCAGCTCCCGCGCCGATGCCGGCGATGACGGCTATCCGGCCGGCGGTGTCTTGTACTAGGTCGCGGGCGAAGAGCGCGAGTCCGGCGGCGATGGTGCCGGCGGTGGCGGTGAGTCCGAACCCTACGTTGATCATGCCGTAGTGCTCAGTGAGCCAGTTCGCGAGCGCGATGCAGGCTACGTAGAGGCCAATTGCAATGGGTCTAGCCATCTCCAGGTCCTTCCGTCTTGGTCGATTGAGGGTGGTGCGACGACGTACCCGCCTATGCTGCTCTACGGCGGCGTCCCGCTCGGCCTCGGCCTTCTCGGCGCGGACGGTCTCGGCGTAACAGGAGTCCAGCAGCTTCGAGCACGAGAAGCACGTCGTATTCCAGGTGATCGCGTTGCGGTACGCCCGGACCTCAGCGGTGAGCGTCGCCACCTGGGCTTCGGCCCGTTCGGCGCGCAAACGGGTGACGCGCAACTTCTCGGCGTTGTCGTTCGCCCGCTGGTGCTCCCTCTCTGCGCGCTCAGCCTCTACGCCTGCCGTCCGTGATGCGATGACGCCGAACTGGCGGACAGCGTCGAGGGCGTCGCAGAGGGCCGGGATGTCGGTGCGGGCGTGCGCGATGAACTCCGCGTCGGCGCGGAGGCCGGTGTGAAGCTCGACCGCGATCCACGGCTCGTCTTTGCCGTGGGGGTTGTGGAACGCGTCGTTTGCGACTGTCCACATCGGGTTAAAGTTCGTGCCCTCGTTCCCGTCGAAGACCGCCCACGGTCCCGGGCACGCAGCGTCGGCTCGCGCACGGATGGCGGCGGTGTCGGGCTGGCCCGGCTCAGCCCGCCGTGGTGGCCCGTCGAGGATCGCGATGTGGTCCGCGGCCTGGTCCTGCCCCCGCTGAGCGAAGAAGCGGCAATCGCAGCTACGGCAGTACCCGTGCCCGATGTCGGAGTACGGAGCGATCGCCAGGCTTCGGCGCTGGTGATGATGCTTCGGGTGCTCGCACACGCAGACCTCGGCGGGGCTCTCCTGCCCGTGCGAGCGTTCTACGTGTCCGCATCGCAGACACTTAGCGGGTCCAGCCATCTCCAGATCCTTCCGTCTTGGTCGAGCGAGGGTGGTGCGACGACGTAGCCGCCGATGCCCCGGTAGTCGATCCCGGGCCGGACTGCTGTGGTGCATCCGTCGCCGGTGGGTTGGATGTAGTGGTGGTATCCGCGGGGGGTGGCGACGGTCCCGATAGCGGCCGGGAGTTGGCCGGCGTCTTCGATGGTGGTCGCGGATTCGATCCCGGTGGGGCCGTCGATGTCGATGACGTCGAACAGGTGCCCGGTGGCCAGGCCGATGTTGGCGTCGGGCCATCTGGTCCACCAGGCGCGGATGGTGTCGGGGTTCATGGACGCGTCTTTGAACCCGTGTGGTGTGGCGGGGATTTTGGTGTGGGGGCGGAGCGGGAAGACGAGGTGTCCCCGCTCCGCGTACCACACGGCCGCCCCACCTAGGGTGGGGGCCATTGGACTCCTTCGAGGTCGCGCCCACATTTCATGCAGTTGGCTAGGTGTTTGTGGAGTGCGGCGGCGCCGGCGGCGGAGCTGACCCATCCTTTGGAGTCACCGCGTTTGAGTGTGCGTATGACCGCTTTGGCTTGGTCGCAGTACTTCATCTTCTGGCGCATGGCCTAGAACGGTGCTTCGGATTCGATGGTGCCGAGGGTGGGGGCGAACGGGTCTCCGGCCGCGTACACGGCTTTGGCGGCTTCGACGGCGGCCTCTACGGCGGGGACGGGGGCTGCGAAGTCGCGGCCGGATTTCGCGACCCGGCGGTCCCATTTGATGACGATGGGGTCGCGGCCGACGTGCGGCCGGAAGCCGTCGACGATGGCGCCAGTCATCATCATGACGTCGCGGAAGACCTGTTTGCGGTTGAGGTCGTACACGTCCACGAAGACGGCCGGCGCGCCACCTGGACTGTTGGTGGTGACCTTTGACTCTTCCACGCGGAGTACCTTGACGATGGCGCTGTTGCCGTAGTGCTGGTTGGCCTTGTATTCGTCGCCTTCGACGGGCGCGGGCGGCTCTTCGTACGTTCCGAACATGGTGGTTCCCTTCCGGTTGGGTTGTTGACGGTGTTCAGCAGTGCGGCGGTGGCATGCGTTGTGGTTGCGGCAGTACCATCCTCCGCCACCGGGTCCGGCTTGGGCGTACAGCTCGGGTGCGTTGTCTTCGTGCCCACACGCTGCGCAGGTGTGACGGTCAGGCATTGGAGTCCCAGAGTGTGATGGTGGTGCAGGGTGGGTGGTCGTCGGCCCATCGTTTCGCCGCGTGGATGAGGTGGATCTGCTTGTCGTCGAGGATGGCGCACGCGGCGGTGAGCGCGTCCCCGACTGCACGCACCAGCTTGTCCAGGTCGGGACCGACCTGCATGTACCGGGGTGCGGCCGTTCGGAGTAGATCGGAGAACCGGCCTGTCCGGTAGTGGGTGCGGGGGCGGGGGAAGCTGAACGTGACCGCGAGGTCGACCGGGCCGGTGAGCGGGAAACGTTGACTGGTTTGGCGTTCTTTGCGGACGATCTCGGCGATGGTGTAGGCGCCCATGGTGGCGCGCCAGGCGGGGAGGTCCTTGTTGGAGTGGATCATGCGCCGGCCACCGTTGACGAGGCGCATGGATCCCTGGGGGACGGCGATGCCGGGGATGGTGATCTCCAGCGCGCTCATCCGAGGATCCGTTCTAGGGCTTTGTCTACGAGCTGGAGTGTGGCTTCTGATTCGGCTGGGCCGACGTCGAGGATCCGCCTGCTGTGGTCGATGAACCCGGTGACGGCGCCGGCGGGGACGTTCACGAATGCCCATTGGGACTTATCGAGCCACGGCGGTTTGAACGCGAACGTGAACGTGTCGCCGCGGTGGCACGCTGCGAATGATCCTGCTCCGGCCCAGGTGCCGAGGTGGGAGTCGAGGGACGCGACTACGAGCGCGTTCCGGGACACATGCCAGATGGCGGGGTCAGGTGCGTAGGTGAGGTGCCGGATGGTGATAGTGACCTCGGCCGGGTTGTCGTTGGCCCAGTAGAGGCCGACCGCGACCGGGGACGTGAGCCTGTGTGTCTGTGAACAGGTGCCTTTCAGCCCAGCGAACAGGTCAGCGAACATCTTCAGCCTTCCACGTGTAGGGGGTGTTCGGGGGGCAGACCCGGTTAGCGACGTCGCGAACGGTGCCGGCGTCCCAGATCGTCCAGGTCAGGTCCTGGCAGGTGATGGTGACCGGGCGGGCGTGGCCGCAAGTGGAGCACGGCCCGGGGCGGTCGAACGTGACCGTCCGCGGGTCACCGGTGGTGTGGTGTGCGCTGATCATGACGGTCGCCGTGAACGCGAACGTCAGTGCGCGTCTGGTGATCAGCTTCTGTGCGCGGTTCATGGGGAGAACTATCCTCCACCCCCCGGGAAAAGCATCAGCCGAACGGATGATTGTGGGGTCATCCGTTCGGCTGATTAGGGTGCCCTTAGACCCACGTGCCACGCTTGGCGTCGTACTTCACGTGGTCATGGATCCGCTTGCCGTTGATGGTCTCCGACCAACCGAGGTAGGTGAGCCCCCACTCGCGGTGGATGTCGCTGACCCGGCACCTGCGGAACTTCCCGGCGGTGGGCTGTTCGGTGGACCAGCACCATCCGGCTCCGTCGGAGATCGCGACGTGCCCGTCCCCGTGGTGCCCGCCCGACCAGTAAATGGGGACGTTCGGGGGCGGGTTCTCCGTTGTGGAGGTGTGCGTGTTGGGTCCTTTCGCGCCGCCGGCTTTGACCCATGACGCGTACGCGTCGGGGACACCGTGGGGGGCGTCGAACGCGTCTGCGACGTTCTTGAGGCAGTGCCCGGCGATGCCGTCGCCGTGTCCGGCCTTTGCCCAGGCGATGGCGTTGGGGTACTTCGATTCGGTCATGGGTGGTTTCCTTCCGATCAGAGGTACTGGAGGTTAAGACATACCTTGTCCCCGGACGCTAACGCGGCCGTGAACGATGACACGCCCAGTGCGGTAGTGGACGCGTTTGGGAAGATCTGGACGACGGTGGAGGACACGAAAACGGCCACGCCGTGGTACCAGGTGGACGTGGACGCGTCGAAGATCGCGCCTTGGCCTTGCGCGCGGAAACTGGACTGTGCGACGGGGACACCGATCAACACCGCGTTCGCTGCTGTGCCGGTGCCGGTGACGTTCATGGACACAACTACGGACGTGATCCCGGCGACGGTGTGATAGGACGCGAACTCGACGGTCTTCGTGACGGTCGCGGACTGGGTGAGGGTCGGCGTGTACGAGGACAGTGTGAGACCGGTCGTCACGATCCCTGTGCCGATGGCGGCGTTCAGGTCGGACGCGGTCAGGACGTCGTGCGCGGACCACGGATACGGCATGTCAGGTTCCCTCTCAGTAAGCTAACCGGTTGTCGTCGAGCTTCCCGTACGTGGTGTGGTCCAGCTCGAACACGTGGAAGATCGTTCCCGGGACGCAGTTGAGGGTGACGATCCTCCGGTGACTGGTCAGGTATTCGGTCCAGCCGATGCACTGCAACGTGGCCGAGGTCGCGCCGGAGATCGCGGGCAGGTTCGCGACCGTGACCGCGTACCCGGGCCGGAGCGCGTCGAACCCGGTCACCAGGGACGTGTTCTTCGTGAGGTCGATGGTTATCGCGGGCCACCGGGTCTCATCGATGGTGCCTTGCGCCAGTAGCCACTGGGCGAGGTACGGCAACTGGGAGTCGAGGTACGTCGCGTACGTGTCCTCGAACGGGTACGGCCCAACCCCGGACGGGTACGCGGCCGTCGACAGTGCGCCACTGGCCAGTGTGGCCCGCCCGAGCGACCCCCCGTCGCGGTGTGCTGTGACGTCGTTGCGGAGGTTCTGGTCGTCGTCCGTCGGTTCCAGGGGCGGCGATAGGTGCCCGGCGGCGTAGTCGAGCGCGAACGCCGTGGCCTGTTTCTCGTTGTACCGGCCGCGGCGGGTGATGTAGGACAGCCCGACGGCGTTGATGGCGTCGCGCAGGATCCCACCGGCGTCGGCTTTCTCGGCCGCACGGAGGACGTCCAGGAGCGACCCATCGGGTTGGGGGCCCATTTCGGCGATCAGGTTGGTCCCGGACGCGACGCTGATGGTGACGTTGTTCTGTGTCGCGAGCCGGGACATGCGGGCTTCGATGGTTTCCCCGGAGTAGGCGTGCAGCCCGTCGTCGAAGTTGGAGATGAACAGCGCCTGGTTGTCTTTCGCGAGGACAACATGACCGATGTACACGTCGGCGGCGATGGGGATGACTCCGGTTCCGATGGCGCCGGAGATGGGGGCACCGGTCGTTTTCCCGACGATGGACCCTAGTCCAGTCCCGGAGGTGCCGCCGATGACTAGTGGGCTGATCGCATAGTCGACGTTGCCACCGTTCTGTGTCACCTCCAGCTTCACGTACACGAGCTGGCCGTCGAGACTGCCGGGACTGTTCACGGCCAGCACTTCAGCGCCGGTGTTGTCGATGGCCTGGAGGAGGATGTTCCCCCCGAACGTTGGGGAGTACAGCAGATTCCAGGTGGGGACGGTGCCGGCGGTTACGACCTGGAACAGGCCTTCCCCTCCGGTCAACGCGCCGGTGTCGGGGAACTGGATCAGGAACCCGGCCGTGAACTCTGTCCCCGTAGCGACGGTCGGGGTGAACGTGGCCCGGCCGCCGTTGAAGTTGGCGATCTCCCGGGACATGACCCCGGGGTCGAACGCGGCATAGTCGGGCGTGCCACCAGGTACACCGGCCGTACCACCCACGATCGCGGAGGCGATGGACGTCGAGTTGTTGCCGTCCTCGATTGGCCAGTACCCGGTGATGTTGCCGTTCAGGTACGTCGACAGATGGGTGATGGCCGCTTTGAGTGTGGAGTCCAGTGCCGTGGACCTTTGGAGCCGGCGCAGGATCCCCGATGCCTGCACGGACACGGTCACGAAGGACTTGTTCTCGTTCCACCGCACCGGCCACTCGGGGACTTCCCCACGGAACCGCTCCACCGCGCCCACACTGACTCGTAGGGGAGTGTTCCTGGTCAGGTACGGGTAGTACGCTCCGGCGGTATTCCGGGGCGTGAAACGGCCGTCCGTGTTCTTGAACGTGAGGTCACACGTGTTCGCATCAGCGGTTCCGTTTTCGGTGCGGACCCCGAACGTGATCTTGATCCCGCCCTGTTCGGTCAGGACGTAACTGGTGACGTCTGTCCACGTCGCATTCAGAAAAAGTTCGACCTTGACCGCCATCAGCCCAGTGCCTTCTGCACGGACCCGGGCCCGGTTCCTCCCTTGACGCGGACCTGCTTCCGGATCGCTTCCCAGATCGGGTCCCCGTTCGACGCGAAATACACGGTGACGGCGCCCCCGCCGATACCGCCGTTCCGTACGACCGAACCGGATGTGTGTGGCACGAAAAGTTCCGGGCCGCGTTCCCCGACTAGCGCGACCTGGTTACCTGCCAACGGACCACCGGCGGCCAGTTCAGGCATGTTCGGGACGGAAAACCCGGGCGTCTTGAATGGGCCGAACCCGATGGATGGGACGGAGAACCCGCCCACGGTCGCGTTCCAGAGGTGCGCGATTGCTTTGAACGCGAGCTGATACGGGGTGGTGATGATGTCCGCGATCTTCCCGATGGCTTTCGCCGCACCGACCAGGGCCTGTTTCGTGTAGTCCCAGAACGCTTTAGCGCCGTCGGTGACGGAGTGGAACGCGGCGTTCACGATCTTGCGGAACGTCTCAGACTTCTTGTACGCGACCACCAGTGCGATACCTAGTGCCGCTATCACAGCGATCACCAGGAAGATCGGGTTAGCCAGCAGGGTCGCGTTCATCGCAGCGAACGCAGACTTGGCACCTTTCAGGGCCGGGCCTAGGAGCCCGGACAGGCCATCGGCCATGTCCGCGAACCCGAGAATCATCGAAGCCTGAGGTGGCAGGGACAGGCCGACGACGGAGGAGAACCCATCGACCAGGTCGTTGGTCGAGCGCAGCTTCCCGGTCGTGTTCTCCAGTCCGTCGGTGGTCTTGTCCAGGCTCCCGTGGAAGCGGCCGGCGGACTGTTCAGCTTTCCCTAGGTGGTCGTCGAGTTTGTCCACCGCTTTGGCTGAGGTGTCCATGCCACGTTCGAAGCTTTTCGTGTCCGACGTGAGGTCGATCTCGATCTTGCGTGCCACGTCAGCCTCCGTCGATGGTCAGGTAGCCGTGGGTGGCCTGTTCGATCAGGTCGTCGATCTTCTTCTCGATGTCCTTCTCGTGGACGCCGAGGGCCGGGTAGAGGTACCGGCCGGCGGGGACGTACGCGCGGAGGTTTGACTTCTTCCGCCCGACGCGGCCACCGAATTCGAGCCAAGGAACGTACGGTGCGTCGTCGGCTGCCACTGTGATCGCATGGCCGCGCAGTTGGTATGCCCCGCGTGCTTTCCCCGTCCGGTGTGGCACGCGCCCCCGAACGTCCGCCAGGGCCTCACCGGCGATCTCGTCCAGGACGGACAGCACAAGGTCACCGATGTCGTCCCCGACGTCCCTGAGGGCCGTTTGGAGCTCTGAGAGCTGCGCGGCGCCGATGAACGTCTTCGAGACGTTACCCATGACTGGCGGCCTTCCTCGCGAGGTCTTCCTGTTGTGCTTTCACCTTGTGGTAGCTCGACCACGCGATGTACTCCGACGCGGGCATGTCGTCCAACTCTGCGAGCGTCTTCCCGAGACGGTCGGCGAGGAAGAACGCGAACATGTCCGTGTCCGAGTCCTGGCCGACGGTCGCGAGGAACATGTCACGGTCGCTCCGGAAACTGGGCCTCAGCCGACAGACCCGACACGTCGGTGATGGCGTTCAGGAGCTTCGTTGCGTCACCGGCTGGGGCGTCTTCGAGCCACTCCTGCACGTCTGCCTTGTCCAGGCCGGTCGCGAACGAGATCGCCGCAACGATCCTGGCTTCGCCCTCGAGGTTGCCCGCTATCCGGGACTGGGACAGGGTGAGGGAATGGACCTCCACCGTCCCACCCGAGAGCTCCACTTTGCGTGTGGAAAGTTTCCCCTTCGGCAGCATCAGTACACGCCCTTCGTGACATCGCCACTGATCTGAAGGACAGCCACAAACGACACCAGGTCAGCAACAGGGTCAGACACATCCATCGTCTCCAGGACACACTCACCGGTGTACTTCGGGAAACCGGTCGTCGAGCCGTGGGGACCGTACTCCCATCCGACCGTGACCGTGTCCAGGCCGACCAGTGAATCGATGACGGTCAGAGTGCCGGTGGTCACGGTCGCGGTCGTCCAACCCGTCAAAGTGATCTTGCCGTTGGTCAGACCCACAAGGAACGTATGCGACTCCGAACCGAACCCGGTCGTGTCGTGGGTGTCGTTCTGCCGGGAGAACGCCACGTTGGTCAGGTTCGCGGACAGGTCGCGCAGGGTCGTCCCCGCGGAGTCCTCCACACTGAACTTGCTGTTTTTGCCGTGAACGGCCATAACTGATCCTCTCTCAGAAAACGATGTCTAGCTCGAACACGGCACCGAAGTAGAACACGCCGGCAACCTGCACCGGCTGAAATTTGCAGGACACGACCCTGACGGTCTGTCCGATGGTGGCGGCTTCGATAACGGCCTTCACGCTCTTGGCCCCGGACCCGGCGGCGTACGCGGCGATCTGGTCGCGGACCATGCGGTCCACGACGTCCGCGACCGCGACCACGACGTTGAGCGTGGTCCGGTCCGAACCCCGCTGATACGTGCAGTCGAACGCGATCTCGTCGGGCATGTCCACGAAGGCGAACGGTGGCTGAGCGGACTTAGGCGGGAAGTCGTACACGCGCAGACCGGTGATGGTCGCGAGAGCGGTCCCGATGTCGTCCATGACCGTGGTGATGTTTGCCATCAGCGGGCACCCCACCAACGCTTGACGGTGGTCAGCATCAACGCAACGTCGGGGTCGAGCCGGGAGAACAGACGCAGCTCCGTCCCCGTCTCCGGTGACCCGGCGATGCCGTACTGCGAATCCCGGCGGACGAAGAACCGGCCGCCCTGGATCAGCGTGGCCTGCTCAACGATCTCCGGCACAGTAGTCCAGCCCCACCTACCGGTGGCCTGCACGCCCTGGGAGAACGGTGTCGGGAAAGCGGTTGCGTAGGACCGGAACACCAGGTGCGTCCACGGCCGGCCGTCCGCTGCCGCGTTCCATGGCCATGGGTCCACGTTCAGGATCGGATCCCCGTACGTCCCCTGCCCGGCCTGGTCGAGCTTCACGATCAGACCGGTGGACGTCATCAGGTCGTCGATCTCGACCGCCGGCAGACCCTCAATGAACCGCTTGTCCCACGTGTACGTGCGTGCCACAGCGGCCGGGGCCAGGCCGAACTGGCGGTTTGTGAACCGATCAACAGCCCTGGACGCGGCCGTGACAGCGATTGCCACGGCCGCGTCATCGGCCGAATCCGTGATCCGCAGATGGTCCTTCAACTGCTGCGACGTCACGTAATCCGGGTACAGGGCCATCTACTCGCCTTCCTGCTTTCCTTCTAGCTTGATGGACCTTGCGTTCAGGTACGCGACCCCGAGCCGGAGTAGCGCACCTACGATCAATGGTCCCTGGGTCTGGAGGAGCGTCACCCAATCCATCAGACGCGAGTCTTCCAGAGCATCAGATGGACGAGCCCGTAACCCACCGCGACGTAGACGATGACTGCCACCGCGTACGTCACGAGTGCGAGGTGACGTAAACGGCCGCGTTCGGGTCCTGGACCATGCCGTCGTAGCGGCCCCATCCGAGGAATCCGACCTGGCCGGTGCCGGCGAACAGCTCGTTCGCGGTGACGAGGGTGAAGTCCTTCACGGTCCGGACGACGTACGCCTGCTGCAAGTCACCGAACACCAGGCCCTTGGTCGAACCGGTGAGGAGGTCCGGCATCGCGTTGTCGATAACGACCGGGTACCCGAGAAGCATCTTGTCCGCGCGGGTACCGTCCGCCAGTGAACCCTGCTGATTCCAGATCAGCGGGCGGCCGTTCAAGTCCACCTGCTGTTCGATCAGCGAAGCGGTCTTGTCGTTGAACAGCCACTTCGCACCGTCGCGGTAGGCGATGTCCAAGGTGTGCTCGATCTGGACCAGCTCGGCGTAGGTCGGTCCGGCGGTCGCGGACGCGATCGTGATCCCCGAGTTGGACAGGGCGCCCATGGTCGAGATGATTCCGACCGGCTCGTTGACGCCGGTGCCGTTGATCAGGTCCTTCGCAAGCTTGCGCTGGATCCGCTCCGCGAACTTCCGTGCAATGAACGGCTGAAGGTCGTACGTCGAGTCCTGGAGAAGCTCCCAGGACACGCGCAGCCACTTCGCGGTGTCGTTACCGCTCGAAGCGGTCGCGCCAGCGGTGTCGTACTTGAACGCGTTCAGCGCGTTGCGGGTGAACGTGAAGTCCGCACCGAACGTGTTCGCCGCACCCTCAGCGATGATCCCGGCCTCGGTGTCAAGAACGTCATCGTTCAGCATCCACAGGAGCGGCGCACCGGTCGCCGTGGTGATGTTCTCGGCCGCGTTCATGAGCCCACCGAACGCCTTCTGGCGTTCGACCAGCTTGTCACGGAACGTGTCCGGGACGAAGTAGCCCCCGGCCGGGCCGGACGCCTCGTTCTGCGCACGGCGGACCAGCTCCGGGTCGACCCGGCCACCGGAGCGGAGGTACGTGTCGAACGAGCGCGTGGCCTCGTCCACGGTCTCGCGGACCTGGACACCGGTCGCGACCGGGCCAACCGCGACACGGTGCAGCGCGTTCCGCTTCATGATCTCCTCGGACTTGCGCGCCACAACGAGCTGCGCTTCGAGGGCTTCGTACCGGGCGGCCTGGTCCTCGTTCAGGACGGGCTCACTGTTCACGGACGGGTCCGCGGCCGCGTTCGCCTCATCGATGATCGCCTGGAGTGCGGCGATGATCTGCTCAACAGTCACTAGCTTTTCCCTTCATCATCACCCGCGCCCTGATAGACGCTAGCTGGGCGCGGAGCGTCTGCTCCGCGCCGGTACGTGCGGCCACCGACGTCTCCGTGTAGGCAGGCATGGCGGTGATACAGATATCGATCAGCTCCGGGAAGTCGTGATGCACGACACCCACCGCTGTCCGTTCGATGGTGGCGCGGTTCATCTTGGCCATGAACGATGCACCCTGCACATCACCGCGAGCCACCAACACCCGCAGGTCCCGGGCCGTGGTCGTATCCGGTGCGTCGATCTCGAACCGGAGCCCGACGTCGTCCTGGGACAGCCGCAGCGTGCCGGCGTCCGTGGTGCCCAGGAGCCCGATAGTGCCGCTCCCGTGGTCGACGGTGGCCCTGATGTTCCCCGGCGCCTTCAAGGCCTCTGTGAAGGCGCCACGTGCAATCGTTTCCGTGCCGGGGAACTGGTCCTGTTTCGAGGTCGGGACCTCGAACACGGCCGCGTACCCGGACAGGATCCCCTCCGAGGAGACCTCTGTCCGGGTCGCGAACTCCCAACGATTACTCACTGAGACGGCGGGATCACAACGATGAAGAAGTGAACCGGGACCGCCGTGGTGACCGAGACAGTCTCAACCGACTTCAGCTTGATGAACGGCCGGCCGGCGACAGGCTGAAACGCGATGGCCTGCGTGAGCGAGGTGGCCGCGCTGGTCGATGTGCCGGTCACCAGGGAGCCGTACGTGTCAGCCACGGCCGCGTACGTGCCTCCGGAGGTGTCGCAATCGACCACGGAGAAGGTCAGCGTGCCCTCGGTCTGTGCACCCTCGGAGAACACCGCGAGGAAGCGGGAGCCGTGCGGGTAGTTCCGGCAGTCGAAGGACCCCGACTCTAGGCCGAGCGTCGCCGTCGACTGAGCAACGAGCATGTCGACTACCTGCAAACGGCCGGTTGCCTGGACGTCGTTACGTACTCCTGGCATTGGTTCTCCTTCAGTTCTCTTGCGTGGCCGGGAGCGTAGGTGTCCCGGTGGCATCCACCGCTATCGCGGCAGTCTTCGGCGGCAGGTTCAGCGATGCGCGGGCTTCGTCCGTGTCGATGATGCCGGCGGCGAGCTGCGCGGCCAGGAGCTGTGTCTGCTCCATCGGCGTGCCACGAAGAAGCCCTGCGTAATCGAACTCAACGTGCCTGGGCGCGGCCAGGAGCCGGGACAGCCTCTGCTGGAACCGTTCCGTCCACGGGACCAGAGTCGTCTTCTGCATGTACGACAGAAGCTGACCGATCCCCGTCCCCCAGGACGAAGCCCCATCCTCGGCCAGGAGGACCTTGGGCACGCCCAGGAGCCGGGAGATTTCCTCCACCTGGTACTGGCGGGACTCAAGAAACTGCGCGTCCTCGGCGCTCATGGTCCACGGCGAGAACTTCAGCGAGGCATTCACCAGGGCGATGTCGCCGGCGTTGTTCGACCCGGTCAGGCGAGCCTTCAGGTCCGCGATCAGCGCCTGGCCGTCTTCCTTCGACAACGACTCATCGTCAGTCGTGACCAGGCCACCGATCAACATCCCCGACGCGAACATGCGCGCGGCCGCGAGGTCACCGGCCAGACCCGTCCCGATAGCGTTCCGCGCCAACGTCAGGATCGACAGACCACGCAGCCCATCACACCCAAGACCCATGATCTGCGTCATCTGCGATTCGTCGTAGTACGTGTCCAGGCCATCAACGTTGGTCTTGAACCGCTTCCCGACGATCTTCCCGGTCTCGTCGCACACCCACTCGGGGTGCACCAGCTTTGGGTGCAGCGGGAAGAACCCGACCAGTGTCCCCGACGGGGAGTACAAGTGCAGGAGGTACGCGTTCCCGTGCATCACCAGATGCACCATGATCAGCTCGGTCCACTCGAACGGAGTGAAGAACTGAGCGCCCGGGTTGTCGAACACCGACGGCACCTGGTCCCGGGCGCCGTCGGACGCGGTGCGGTACGACTTCAACGGCAGAGTCGCGATGGTGGACGCGATCACCGACACGCCCCGGAAGAACGCAGTCGAGCCGAGCGCGGACTCCTCCGTGACCGGGACACCTGCACCGGTGGCCTGCATGCTGAGCCAACCCGAAGGGTTCTGGATGCTCATCTGAGGGCCGTAGTGTGGCTGGATCGGGTACGGGTTGAAGTACCCGTCAATGGACGAAGCACCGGCGCGTTTGATAACGACCGTCCCGGTGTAAGGCTTCGCCACCCGCACCCCCGTCACAACACCCACCTCGGCCCCCGCGCAGGCTTCGCCGTCCTTGCGCACAGTACGGCACCACACGCCGCGTACAGCGCATTGCAGTTCCCCGAGCCTCGGCGTGTGAACACGTACCCGTCCCCGCGTGCCAGCTTGGACGCCTTCGCGACCTGCCCGTCCAGCAGGGCATCGGAGTTGTGCAGGATCATCCCGGCCCGGGCGAGGTCGGCGAAGCCCATGCACGCCGACGCCAGTTCGGCCGGCGCGATGGGGCGCCCGTACGGCAGCGTCTTCAGGTACGTCGACAGGACAGCGGCCGGCCCATTCGGGAACCAGGCCAAGGACACGGGGTTCAGGGCGGCGAGGATCTCGGGGAGTTCCGCCCGGCATGCGGCCGTGGTTTCCCATGCCGCCACGGGCTCGACCCGCACGCGGCCGTCATCGGTCATTGAAGCCGCGACGAGCGCGACATGGTTGCCGTCCACCGACACGTCGATTCCGGCGCTCAGAGAGCCGCGCAGGGGTCCCAGAGAGCCTCCAGGGTCGGCGCCGGCCTGCCAGCCTGCGTGCTCGATCGCGGCGTCCATCGCGGTCACGTGCTGACACAGCAGCTCCGTGCGCGCCACGGCGGGCGGATCAGTCGCGATGGCCGACCTGACCGTCGACTCTGAGACGATGTGGCCGAGACCGGGCAGGGACTGGACCCAAGCCTCTGGGTCGTTCAGGTCGCAACCGTCCGGGGCGGACCATTCGAACAGCCCGATGGTGTCGTCCTTGCCGGCCAGAGCGGCCTCCCGGAGCGAGTTCAGGACCACCGACTCGTCATCGCCGGCGTTCGAGATGCATACGACCTGCCCGAGCGGCCGGGCAAGGATCGTCTTGGACAGCGCGGACCACGCCGCCCAGTCGCGCTGCTCGCGGACTTCGTCCATGATCAGCATGTCCACGGACAGGCCACGTCCGGCGCCACGGGTCGCGGCCGTGATCCGGTACCGCGCCCCACCGGGCAGGGACAGGCACTGCTCCCCGTTCGCCCGGCGCACGTTCGACACCGGCAGGCCAGCCTCGTCGGCGATGTCCACCGACCCCGACCAGGCTTCCCGGGCAATGTCCAGGGACTGGGCCGCGCCCAGAACGAGCCGGGCGTTGTCCTCGTACAGGCGCCACAGCGCCCACACCTTCAGAAACGTCGTCTTCCCCGACTGCCGGCCAACCAGGATCAGCACCGTACGGAACCGGTACGTTCCGTCCGCGTTCAGCTCCAAGGCGCGGATCGCAGCGGTCTCCTGCCACGGCAGGAGCGGATGCCCGATCCGCTTCGCGAACTCGACCAGGGCGAACCCCTTCGAGTTCGCCGGCGTCAGGGGCCGGCGTGGCTCGGTGCTCAACCTCGGTTCCGGGGACCCCACCAAATCCCCGAACATCGCGGGAGCTATCACCCGAGCCACGCCGGTCGGTCCACCGGTGGATTTCTCCGCTCCGGCGAACCGGCTTTCGAATTGCACGACTGGCACGCGGACTGCAATTGCTCATCATGAACAATCGCACCAGGCACCCACGGAACCAGGTGATCGACCTGCGTCGCCTTTATCGTGCAACCGGGCAATTGAATTCTGCATTTGTAATTGTCGCGTTGCAGGATTCGAATTCTTTGTTTGCGCCAGGCTCCAAGGTTGATGGCCTGGTGGGACCAACGTTGGCTCATGGCGGCAGACAGTACGCGTGCTACGGCGGTCGTGGGGGCTGGACACGGACGCCGGTCTAGTTAGGTAAGCCTAACCTTCTGGGGAGAGAGTTTCAC